CATCCACAAACCGTACCAAGTTCTTTATGCATACGATACATTAAGTCGTGGTCATCCATATCTTGTGGGGAGAAGGCCTCATCAAAATATCCCATAGTCTTAAGGTCTTCGTGGTTCATCATCAAAGGACCACGATTGACTGAGGCACGAACAGCAAATACATCTCTAGAAATAGTGCTGCTGTTTGCGTGGTCAGTATGGTTACAGATATCAGACCAGGCATTATCGATATCTTCTTCCATACCCAGGTGTTTGGTGTTGGGATTGAACTCCCAGTTGTGTGCAGTTCTAGACGTGACTGCAAACACATCATCAAATGCATCAAAAGGTTTCTGCATTCTCAGGTTCCAACCCTTCTCCTTAATAATCATATCGTCTTGAACAATGATTACATATTCACCTTTAGCACTCTTGAGACCTACGTTGTTTGCTTTGGTTTCAAATACATCTGGGGTTGTGCAGATAAGAATGTTCTTATCTGTTTCATAAAAATAGTCCTCAACACAGTTAAATGACTTATCAGTGCATCCATCAAGGACAATAATAAGTTCATAGTCCCCAACAGTATTTTTTGTAATACCGTCAAGGACTTGGTTGATCAAGAACTCTTTATTATGAATTGTTAGAATAATACTATGCATCTTTAACACTCACAAGGAAACTATCAATTTCTCTTCCATATCCTGAAGCAGGATAACGTTCATACCAGTAGTCATAGTCACATTCAATAAAGTTTCTAAACTCTTGGTTACTTACGCTCAGACCTTCTCTGATAGCAATATTAGTTAGGATACTTTGATCATTGCGATGTGCGTTGAAAGAAGACATCTCTTCACCCAGAGTGCTAGGGTCATCTTTGATGATACGTGGGTCAAGGCAATACTTCATCCAGTCAGAAATAATATTTACTGACTGTTCAGTCTTCTTCCAAACCTGGACTCCTGCTTCAAGTTGATTTGAGTTCCAATAGTCTGCTTCGTCACATCCCATCAGAACAAAACAGTCTCGCTTGGTATAGTCTTTGTTCTTATTACCACCAAACAACAGAAGACAGAACTCATCTTCACTCAAAGTATTCTCAACAAAAGACTTGATACCAGGAGACACCATATCTCCACAGTCACAGTAAAGAACATAGTCACCTTCTTCTACTTTTGATAGTGCATCAAGGATAACAAAGGGTTTCCATACCCACCATCCACCACCACGCTCTTCATCCAGAATACTTTGGTTGTCTTTGTAGAAGTCTGTGGTAACCAACCACTCGCGATTGTATGAAATGATGTTAAAGTTATCAGAATGAATTCTTTCTAAGAACTCTTGCTGTGGTTTGAACTTATCATCAGCATAGTTGACTAGGTGCCAAGTCATTTCAGTTTCTCCTTTACATACTCTTGGTTTTCATAATACTCGATTACTTGTTCTTTGGAAAGGTTCTTAAGATATTCCCACAATTGATTGTTCTTTTGCATAAATGGATTGTTAAACCAAGAGTTTGGTGTCCTCTTATGCTCAAAGTGATAAGCATAGTTATCAACTCTTTGAATATCATATCCTAGAACTGACCAACGATGGTGGCGTTCTACATCTTCTGGGGCATATGCAATGAAGTTTTCATTCTCAAGGTATCCATCCAGATAGACTTGCTTATTGAAGAACTGAACCATTCCATACTCTGCCCATCCTTCTCCTTGCTGATGGGGATAATAAAAATACTTGCCCTCTAATGCGTTTTCATCATAACCAGACTCAAGATATGCTTTGATTTCTGGATGCTGTTCAAAATTATCAATAGCAGGTTTGTTATCAAATTGAGTATCTAATCTTACTTTACGCTCACCCCGCTCACCAAAACGGTATGGATAAACAACATCACAAGTCTTGAGTTTTTCTACTGCCTCAAGATAACTAGACACTGGTAAGATAATATCACTATCGTAATTAACAACAATTTTAGTGTCTGCCAGTAGCACCATTTCATTTAAGACTTTGGTGCGGTGAAAAGCATCATCATTGCGACTATGCTTCTCAAAGATATAGTTCAGTCCACTTGTATCACCAACGATACGTTTGATAGCAGGCAGTGCCCACTGTTGGAATATGGGTTCCTCATCAACTTCTTTGATGATTACATTAGTATCAAAAGTATTCAGAAGAAATGATGTTGTAAGAATAATATTCCTCAACCGATCATCTGTTTCAATCTGAAGTGGGATGATAAAGGTTACATCTTTTAGATCGTGTTTCATAATACTGTCCAAGTTTCAGGGAACAAGTCCTTAGTGTTGTGATGTTTATTATTTGGTCCAAACCATACTGAAGGTGCTACGACTTTTTTATTTTCGTTCTCACATAACCAAGCACCCCACCAGGAGAAAGTGCTATTAGCAATAATAAAATCTTTGCATTTGGTCATCAAATGAAGATCATGATATGGACTGTTTGTTTCGCAAACTAAGAATCTATCACTTACAAATAATGGTTGCTCTTTACACCACTTCGTATCGTCAGAAAATATAACTACCTGCCTATCCTCATCGAACTCTTTCAGTGCTTTTTCATACCAATCGAGTGAAAGGTTGTGGTGATTTCCACTGTTTATTAGGAAGTCACCTCTGCGTATATGTAGGGCAACAGACTCAGAGCACAATTCATATGCTGAACTACACTCTTCCATAATATTATCTTTGAAAGAGAAGTCTTTTAAGATCTCATCTCTAATATGTGAGAAGTATTTTTCTGTTTGAAAGTATCCTGCAATACTTACACCGTCTGGAAGTTCATCAAAGAGTTGTTCATCAAACTCAAAAAACCTCTCCTGAGCAATTTGTCCAGAAGAAGTTACTCCCTTGTTTTTTAGATACGGTAAGTCAAAGGGAACATACAACTCAATACGAAGTCTATTCCCTAGAGCATCTACAATCAATTCATCATGATCTGGAATACCAAAATCATATCCTTTATGCTCTGCAATACCACGGAGAGCGGCATACTGGAACATTTGATTGCCCAGTTGCCCCATCTTACCAAGATAATCTAAAAAAATCATATCGGTTTTCTAATCCAATCAGAAGGAACAAGATCTGAAATATCATCAATACCTGCTGCAGGTCCAAACCACTGGTCTGGAGCAACAACTTTCTTGTTTGGGTTACTATTCAACCAAGCACCCCACCAAGAGAAAGAAGAGTTAGCAATAATATTATGACTACACAACGACATCAAACACAAGTCTGTATTGGGAACTAGTGAATGACGCATTTGACCATCAGCATCTTTATGTAGATGATCATAGCGTTCCTCATTCTGAGAAAGCAAGAACCTATCACTAGAGAATATCTCTTGCTGCCCACACCATTCAATATCATCAGAGAATACTAGAACTGGCGTGTCTTCAGGGAACTCCTCAAGAGCAGCAGCATAATAGTCTAGAGAACAAACTGGATGATAGTCATTAAGATTCACATAGTCAGTGCGACGAACATGAAGTGCAATACATTCTCCAACACTTTCAATCATTTCTTTACAAGGTTTAAGAATCTCGCCCTTGAAAGTATAGTCCGAACGAATCAAATCTTCTACGTTCTTAAACCATTTCTCAGTTTGAAAATAATCATCAAGATTACAATCATCTGGACACTGGTTAAAGAAGTCCTCATAAAACCTAAACTCAGGAAGTTTATATGAGGGAAACCTGTGACTAACGAAACCAAAGTTTTCTGGTTTTACGCTACCCATCTCAAAACAATCAAACAAACCATAGTTTGCCTCATACTTATCATCTGGAGGAGGAATCATAAAGTTGAATCCACGGTGAGACGTAATGCCGCGCAGTGCAGCATACTGAAACATTTGATTGCCTAGTCTACCATTAGATCCAAGTCGATTATAACCAATCGTCATTTGTTACCTTTCCGTTGAATTTGTTCATCAATCCAGGCATACGTTTTGCGAATACCTTCCTCAAGAGTCTGTGAGTAATCCCAACCAAGTTCTCTACGGACTACATCGTTATTAGAATTACGTCCTCGGACGCCAAGTGGTCCATCAATATGAATCTTAGTTACTACCTTTCCAGCAACTCTAGCAGCAGTGTCTACCAATTCATTGATAGTAACCATCTCTTCAGAACCAATGTTTACAGGTCCAATAAACTCAGAGTCCATCAACCTTCTAGACGCTTCAATGCATTCGTCAATGTACAGGAAGGAACGAGTCTGTAAGCCATCTCCCCACACCTCGACTGCTCCACCCGCCTCAGGAAGATAGGCGACCTTACGGCAGATTGCAGCTGGTGCCTTCTCTCTTCCACCGTCCCAGGTTCCTTCAGGTCCGAAGATATTGTGGTAGCGAGTAACCCTAACAGGAATGCCATAATTCCTATGGTAAGCGAAATACAACCGCTCACTGAAGAGTTTCTCCCACCCGTATTCGGAGTCGGGGTCTGCGGGGTATGCTGATTCTTCACGACAGTCAGGGTTATCAGGGTCAAGTTGGTTATGCTCTGGATACATACAAGCAGATCCAGAATAGAAAATCTTAGTCTTATTAACTTTTTTCGCATCATTCATCTGACGCTGACACTCAAGAACGTTCAGATTGATTTGAACGGAGTTGTGCATGATGTCTGCATCGTTCTCACCAGTGAAGACGAATCCAGCACCACCCATATCAGCAGCGAACTGATAAATCTCATCGAAAGTATCAATATATCGATCGGGAACATCATGATAGAAGTTCTCACGTTCGCCTTTAAACTTGATAACACGACGAACAAAATCAATATCCCGAAGGTCACCTACGACAAATTCATTTGCTTCTGACTTAGAATACTCGGTGTGCTTTAGGTCAACACCGCGCACCCAGTATCCTTCAGAACGAAGTCTTTTTACCATATGACTTCCAATAAATCCACCAGCACCTAGTACCAATGCTGTCTTCTTGTATTCAGACATTCTTTCCTTTACTATTACCCGATATTTATTATACAGAAAAAGGGGTGCTTACGCAACCCCTGTAGTATTATCCGAATCGTTTTATAAAGTCTCCATAAGCAGCTCTAATACCAACATTAAAAGAAACTTGTGGACTCCATCCAAGTTCTTTAATCTTTGATACGTCCATAACCTTTCGCATTGTTCCGTTTGGTTTGGAAGTATCCCAATAAATATGTTGCTTTTCAAGTTCAACCACAGAAGCAATCACTTCAGCAAGGTTTTTGATAGAGATCTCCTCTCCAGATCCAATGTTGATAGGTTCTTCTTCATTATATTTTTTCATAAGAAGAATACATGCATCTGCTAGGTCATCAACATATAAAAACTCTCTCATAGGAGAACCATCTCCCCAAAGTCTTACTCCCCTATGGTATGGACCACCAAGGTCATGACCAATATCATCTCTTGCGTCATGGATTTTACGAATCATTCCAGGAATAACGTGAGAGTTTTCTGGATGATAGTTATCTCCTGGTCCATAAAGATTGCATGGCATCGCACTAATAGCATTGAATCCATACTGCTGACGATAAGATTTGCAGAGATAGATACCAGCAATCTTTGCTACCGCATAGGCATCATTGGTGGGTTCAAGTCTACCAGTCATCAACTGATCTTCAGTGATGGGAAGTTGAGGTTCCTTTGGATAGATACATGAAGACCCTAGGAACAGATACTTCTTGCATCCATTACGATATGCGGCTTCAATCAAGTTACTTTCAATCATAAGGTTCTGATAAATCATCTCTGCCTTATGGTTTTGATTACCAATGATACCACCCACTTTAGCAGCAGCATTGAAGACATACTTTGGTTCATATGCTTTGAACCATTTGTTTACTTCTTTCTGGTTTGTAAGGTCAACCTCTGACCTATCAACCGTCCAGATGTTAGTATATCCTGCAGACTCCAACTGTCTAACAATAGCAGAACCAACAAGTCCTTTATGCCCTGCTACAAAGATTCTAGATCCCTTTTTCATTCTTACACATATCCTCCACTAGTTGATCGAATGATGTCTTAGGATACCAACCTAAAACTTCTCTTGCTTTTGTTGAATCTCCAAGAAGCGTATCTACTTCTGCTGGACGGAAATACTTCTCATTAACTTTGACAATAGTTTTGCCAGAGATAGTATCTATACCAACTTCTTCAAGTCCTTCTCCGCTCCACTCAATATTCATATTGAAGTATGGAGCACACTTTTCTACAAACTCACGAACAGAATGTTGTTCATTTGTAGATACAACATAGTCATCTCCTTTCTCCTGTTGAAGCATCATCCACATTGCTTCAACAAAGTCTCTTGCGTGACCCCAGTCACGTAAAGAATTTAGATTACCAAGAGAAAGAGAGTTCCACTTTCCTTCTGCAATATTTTTCAGAGCAATAGTAATCTTACGGGTAACAAAGGTCTCACCACGACGTGGAGACTCATGATTAAAAAGAATACCAGAACCTGCATGAAGTCCATAGGACTCGCGATAGTTCTTAGTCAACCAATATGCATAAACCTTTGCACAACCATATGGCGAGCGTGGATAGAACGGAGTTGTTTCTCTTTGAGGAATCTCCTGAACCTTACCAAACATCTCAGATGTAGATGCTTGATAGATACGAACTTTATCTTCCATACCCAAAAGACGAACTGCCTCAAGAATACGAAGCGTTCCAAGTCCATCAACGTTACCAGTGTATTCAGGAAGTTCAAATGAAACCTTCACATGACTCTGAGCAGCAAGGTTATAGATTTCATCGGGTTCAACTTTCTTGATGACACTAACCATATTAGTAGAGTCTGTTAGATCACCATAATGCAATTCAATATCTTTGAATATGTGGTCAATCCTATGAGTATTAATCAAAGAACTACGTCTTACAATACCATGAACTTCATATCCTTTCTCAAGCAACAACTCTGCTAGGTAGGAACCATCCTGCCCAGTGATACCAGTAATTAAAGCGACTTTCATACAATATCTGTTTTTTACATTATACTAAAAAAGGACGGTTTACGCAACCGTCCTCTTAGGTCTTTCATGCACGCCACTTGCTCTTTAACCTGAAGCAAGAAACAGGGCGGGAGTTTCCTCCATCCGCACCACTTGCTCTTTGGAGAAGCAAGAAACTCAGACTCTTTTCTTAATATCCAGATACCAATTGTACATTTCCTGTACTTTTGCTGCCAGATCACCATCCACAGCGCCACCGCCTCCGCAAGGAGTATGTGCCTTTGCTTCAAGTGCTTTAAGTCTTGATTCGACTTCAACGTCATATTTTGACATTGCCGCGCCACTTGCAGATCTTGCTGCAGAACCTTTTGCTGCCATTTTATCTAAGTAATAAACTCTTTTTCTATTTAGTTTTAAGGGGTCTTTATGACTCCACCAGTGCTGTTAAAGTCCGTCCGTGACTTCGGGATTGAAGGGGAACCTTCACCGACCAGGGCTAGTTTCGAGACGATACCGAGTCCTTCACATAGGCAGGCACACCATCAGGGTCCAACCAGCATGTATAATCATGATCTTCCATAGCAGTCATCAACTGCATTTCATTATCACAAAGATACATATCACGGTAACGACCTGTATATGAATCTACCTTTTGAATGCGGCAGTCTGGAAGACCATTGATCTCCAGTTTGCCGACTTGAACATAACGATAGGGAAACCGCTCAAGAAGAACGGTTGGTTTCACAGTAACTTTCATCAAGCAACCTCAACGGAAATTTCAAGATCTTCGTAGACATATTCCATAAGCATCTCATAGTCGTCCAGAGGATCACCAGAGAATACTACGCCATTGTTTTCATAGAACTTACGCACCTTTTTGAAAAGTTTCGGATTCTTTACATCAAGGTAGAACTCACCATTGGCGGCACCCTTAAGGGTTTGGATGTCTTTCTTGAACTTAGTTGTAAGCGTCATTGTTTTGAATGTTGACCTTAGTATTATAAGGGTTTGACGGGAATCCGTCAATAGGGGTTGCGAGGATCGAACTCGCCTTAGGCAAATTATGAGTTTGCTGCATTCACCAGATTGCTAAACCCCTAGAAGTCAAGATGCTTCTTCGTGGTCAGTGTATAAGCGTATGAGTTCATCATCCGCAGGCATCATTATAGCAGTGTTCTCCCCGTTTGTCACTCCAATATGTTCTCCTTTCTCAACCTTATCCATCAACTCGTCCCAGTTCTCTTGCCAGTATTCCACAGAATAAATTTGCATAGTTAGAATATGTATAATGTTATTATACCTCAGACTGCTGTCGTAGTCAAAGCGATACCTACGTCCCCTCCATTAAAGAAATCGTCCTGCATTTGGTTTTGATTGTTAGTTGCTCCACCAACTACCCAACTAAGGTAGATTGGATTACCATCATTAGCTACGCTCTTAGTAATGATAACCTCATCATTAGTTTCATCAAACAAATCCATAGAGTTATTAGAATGATATCTCAATGAGATTCTAGTACTACCAGGATTAGGATCAGTCCACTTAGTAGCAGAGTAGTTAGAGTTACTAGTATTAAATGCCCAACCCTTTACAGCATCAATCTCTTCACTAGTATTATGCTGCCAACTCCAATCCCAATAAGTATCGGTATTCTCAAGATTAGCAAGTCCTGAAGATGCGTTAGAAGAACTCCATTGACCGATCTGACCATTGGGGTGAGTGAGTGGTGTCAGCCAGTGCATCTTATATCCTGCTGCCAGACCATCCTTGTGTCTCCATACCTGGTCTGCTTGCCACGCAAGAACATTACCGTTGGTGTGAATACCAGGACCAATACCAGTTACATTCTCAGGGAAACTACCAATTCTCCAGTTACCCCAAGGATTGTAGTAGTTAGGTGGTTCGTGAGCAATCTCCCAACCATAGTATTCAACACCTGTGGTTGTAGGAAGTCTGACTGAGTTACCACCAAGAGAAATGTAGATAGGATTGCCATCCAATGCTGAGTCAGATACTGCCAGAGTTTCTCTGACACCACTTCTGACTGCATCTAGTTTAAGTTTATTGTCACCATAATCATACTTCAGTCTCAAACTTGCACCAGCACAAGTTGTTGTGATACCAGCCTGAACTGTTACACCAGCATCCTGTTCTGACTGTACTTTCAATGCACCATTAGAATGGAAACGGAATCCATGATCGTAACTACTAAAGGTTGAATCTAAAACACCAATAATCATATGGTTTCTAGCTGCATTAGCAGAAGTCTGAGACAACATGGTGAACTTAAGTTCTTGTCCAGGACGCATCTTCTCTCCCCAAGTTACATTTACATTTGCGTTAGTAATCGTAAAGTAACCATCGGACTGCTCAAGAGAATTTGCCCCAGTCTTCATTGGCATCGCATTGTTTCTAAGAGTCAATGCGGTGTTACCATTGTGTCCAGAACTCCAATCACGGTGCTCTATAAACCATGCCTTTTGATTCCAATCCCACTCATACAGAACATAGCTTGATAACACATCAGTTGTATTATTTACAGAAAGGAGATATGGATACATATCATTTCCATCAAGTGAATCATTACCTGTCAGAATTACCTCATCAGTGTCTTCATCAAACAGGTCCCAAGTATTATCTGAGTTATATCTCCAAGAGATATTTCTTCCTGCCAAAGCAAGGGTGATTGTATTATCTCCTGGATCGATGGCAGTGTAATTGGTATTGAATGAGCAATCTGTATGAGCAACAAACTTCTCATTAACCGTAAGTCTCCAGGTCATCTCACCTGCAGTATAGGCATTGTTCTGACCACTACCTAAATCTCTTGTTCCTTCAAAGTTTGTTGTCCAGTATTGATTACCAGATTGTGTTGGAACTGTGAAATTAACCTTCAGTCCAGGTCTCAATGATCTGTTAGATTTCCATACATCATCAGTTTTAGTTCCATCAAAGAAACTAGGACCGTGACGATCTGAAGTATCGTAAGATACAACACTAAAATCTTGTGATCTAATTTCTGATACTGATGGGAGAGAGTTTCCACCAGTTCCATCTCCACTGGCAAAGTAGATATAGGATTCTGTTGTTCCTATCCCAGAGGAAGATTGAGAGAGCAACCAATCATATGCTGTGGAGATTTGCCAGAGTTGTAACTTCTGAGTGCTGTGATCAAGTCTAATAGCATATGTTCCATTGTTTGCTACAATGTCTCTATTAAATTCTACACCAGTAGGACCAGTGGCTGTGTTAGCTGCTTCCCAATCAGTTGCACTGTGATTATATTCCCACTTAACTGACCAGTTAGATTTGTTGGTGACATCGCCATGGGTTCCAGCAATACCAACTCCACCATTCCAGATACCAACGTGAAGATCATTACCAGGAGTTGAGAATACAAGTTCTTCTCCCTCTCTCAATTTTTGATTGTAAAAGGCAACACCAGCGGCGTGATCGTGCGTATTGCTTGAAAGTTGAGCACCATTATTAAGGTAGAAGTAATCTGTGGAAGAACCAATTGAAGTTATGGTTCTCAGATTTGTTACATCAATGTCAACATTAGAAGCGTCATTCAGAGTAAGTCTGAGAGTTGTATTACCAGCACCAGTTACAGAACCACTAGTTACCGGATTACCTGATGAACCCCCACCTTCAAAGAATATAGTTGTTGCGCCACCAACCACCGAAGTAACTGTGGATACTCCACTACCCTTGAAGTGGAATAATGTGACACCAGTGCCAACATAACCAGCAGTAGAAGCAATACCAACCTGAGCAATGTCTACTGTTGCAACGTCTCCAGAAACGGAAACACCAGCAACACCACCTGTGAAGTTTACTGTATTACCACTACCAACTGTGGATCCATCCTTTTTAAAGTCAATCTCGTTTGCCTTTCTATTCGCTTCGTCATTGATATAATCAATAACCTGTTGCTGAGTAAAACCAAGATCTTGGACAAGTCTTTGATCCTGTTTGTTCTTCACACGGGTCATACGCATTCTCTTAAAGAGAATTCTAGGAGTGACACCATCCTTCTGGAACTGGTCGTTTCTCACAACTCTGATTCTATTTTCTGCAGTAGGGTGTGCGGATGCTACAACAATACCACCCAGAGGTGCAGGAGGAATAGTAACTCCCTCAAAGAAAAGAGAACCTTGTGCTGCGTCACCAAAGATTTTTACTTGTCTTGCCATTTTATGCTACTACGTTAACGGTTACTGCGAGGACTTCAAGGTCTCCATCTGAAGTTGGGATGACTTCAATACTAAAACTTCCAGCGTCTGATTGTGTGGTTCCCTCCAATGTTTCTCCAACAAAGAAAGAAAATAGATTCTCACTTATATATTGTTGATCTGCACCCTCATTCATAATGAGTGCCTGTTCCTTTTTGATTGTAAAGTTAGTCAATCCAGTTCCCTGAGTTGCAGTGTTAGTAGTAAACTTCAACTGAACGTCAAGGTTTGAGTTGTCATCATCAGGGTTGTATGCTAGTGCGGTTCTTACAATACAAGAAGCACCTGAACTCAGTCCAGCAAGTGAAAACTCAGTCTGTCCTGTTCCAATGGTTGCACCAGTTCCAACATAGGGATTGGTATTTACACCAGACATAACTGAAGGCATATACTGATACACAGCAGCAACCTGTGGTTGAATCATAGTGGTTGTGCCAGAACCAAGTGTTTGAACAGTATTTGCTGTTCCTACTGTGTAATAATCAGTAGTGTATCCATAGTAACCTTGGATCTCATCACGAACACTAACAGTAGTAATACCTGATCCACCGCCACCACCAGAGTTGGTGACACCAATAAACTTACCTGTCGATGCTTGGTATGCGATTACCTTACCATCAACCTTTACTGAATCCCTATCAACATCATCAAGGAACTCAAGTCTAGTCTCACCGCCACCACCAAGGGTAGCAAGTTGTGTTTGAATTCTATTTAAGAATGTTCTGTAATGATTAGACAGGTCATCTAGTGTTGCAAAGTTCTGATTCAGTGGAGTCAGTGGGTCTGGAGTATTTTCTGTAGGAGGGACAACCAGAATACTTTCTTTCAGACCTTCAATCTTCTTATTCAGTTTGTTTTCTAGAACCTCTACAAGGTTCTTTACTCTTCTTACAGACTCATTGACTTCATTAATATCTTCGTCATAATACTTGACCTCAGGGAGATTACTAATTTCTTCCTTTAGTCCATTGAGATAAAGATTAACTTCTGCATTCTTTTCTTCTTGACTATTCAGAATCTCATTAATAGATTCACTCAGTTTCTTATACTGTCCCCCAAGTTCTTTCTTGAGTCTCTTATCATCTTCTTGAAAATCTTTCTTCAGATTCCAGATTCTAAGAGAAGTATCTCTGAGTTCCTTGTAAATCTTATCTTTTACTTCACTAACATTCTCAGTGATAGTCTTTTCAGTTGATACAATTTTCTCATCAAGAGACTTTGTGTCAACATCCGTTTCAAACTTAACGACTTCAAGTGATTCCAACAACTCATCAAGTTGTAATTCAAGTTTATCTTTCAATGAAGAAAGACTATCATTTAGACTACCAAAGTTCTCATCAAGTTGACTGAAACTCTTACCAATCCAATTAAAGTCAGGAATATCCCTTTCACTGACAGACTTTACTTCTTCTTTAAGACTTGTAATCTCATCATCATAGTATCTAACCTCAGGAACTGTAGGAATACTATCTCTCAGTTCTTGAATTTCTTCATCATAGTATCTTACTTCAGGGATTTCAGGTGGTTCTGGGACCACAGGAATCTCTTTTCTAACTTCTTCAATCAGATTAACCAGGTCAAATATTTCCTTGTCGTATGACTTTACTTCTGGAATACTATCTCTTACTTGTTCAATCAGACTGATGATTACAGAGTTATCTTGAACTTCTCTAATAATAGTTTGTTCATGCACAACGGTCTGTTGAGGTTCAACCTCCTCAGTGAGGACCTCTTCTTCTATGACAACTTCTTCTTTCTTTTCTAAGAAGTCTTTATATGATGGCAATTTTTGATCAACGGATTCATTAATAGATGGAAGATTAGAATTATCCTCTATGAAATCATTTATAGATGGCAAATCCTCATTCATCAACTTATTAGTATCTTTCATTGTATTTATAAATCGGGGTGAGAGGGATCGAACCTCCGACCCTCGCTTCCCAAAAGCGATGCGCTACCGCTGCGCTACACCCCGTGGCGGTAGTTCCTGTCGCCGCTAACCCTGAACTACCAAAGGGGGTTACCGCAGTGGTCTCTCAACCACTCATACAATATATCACTACTTATGCTTCTTGTCAAATGGTTCCCAGTGTTCCCATCCATACTTATGAATCAAATGCATTCCTATGATAGGAACAAACACAAGACAAAACCCCATAACGCCAAGGCACCAGGGGGTCTGCATAACAGATCTAACGAACAGTTGAACGTGGTTCATTTAAATACTCGGGAAAAGGGCAACCTTTGAATTTGTCTATCTCATTAACAGATGCAACAAACATAGTTGCACATCCAAGACAGAAAGCAAAAAGCATTTGGGGGAAGTTATAGTTCCCCATATGAGCAGTAGGATCGGGTTCATCATCGTGAGGATGAAGATGCTTTGCTATCTCTTTTATTCGTTTTTGTTTCTCCTTTTCTTTGTCATTCATTTTAACCTCGGTATCTACCTGGCCATGTTAATTGCATTCCAGCAATAAGCAACGAAATGAAAGCAAATACAAACAATACAGTCATGGGTTCCTTCTATCAATTCCTAAAGAGTCTAAGTATTCTAACCACCAGTCGGCATCTTTTATATAACGCCAGTTGGGAACTTCTTTACCCTGTTCTACAACATAATATTGATACAGGGCTTCATCGATAGTCTGTGCGATCTCCATACTCCTCTTCCTCCTCGTCAACATCTGCATATGCATCTGCCACATACGGTCCGTGTGGTTTTTTGGATTCTGCTCTGACATATCTTCGTTCATCGTTTGCTGAGAATAACAGTAAACTGAGTTTCATTACAATCCATATGATTGCAATTGGTGATAAGCAAGCAATTAATACTAAGGGATTCATTTGTCATCATCCTCTTCTTCGTAAAGTGGACATGGTTCCTCAAATAGATGTTCCATTCTAAGTTGTTTGATGCGCTCTCGGAGTCCTTTGTAGAACTCTCTCTTTTCGTCAGCGTTCATTTTCCTTTGATTGCCTTTTCTACTTGTTTCCTAGCATTTTTCATTTTCTGCTGTTCGCGTTCAGAATGTTTGTAACCATTCTTTCCGTGTAGAATAAAGTGTCCTTGACAAAACATAGTAATGCCAAAAACTATTGCAAGGATAATACCAATCCATTCGACTATAAGTTGATTTGTAGCCATGGTAGTAGCGGTGGTATGACTCCAATAAGTCTAAGCAGACCTTCAGAGAAGAGTCCAAGAACAAAGAAACCAACGAACATACTAATCATTCCAGCGTTACGATTGTGTCTGCGTATTGCATCATCAATCATCACTTGCACTTCTTCTTTGGTTGTAAAGTCGGGCGGTTCAATACCTTTTCCCCAGTTTTTATTCATTATTTGTTCCACCACTGGCTATTGCCCTCATCATATTTCTCACCAAACTTATCTAGGTCTTCTAGACGCTTATCCCAACTATCACCACCCTCCTGCCCCTTTAAAGGGTTGATACATTGCACATCACCATGCTGATTGCATACTAGACCTGCTAAATCTAATTCACTACCTCGGTTGCCAGTTCCAGACCATCGGTGTTCACCATTGATCCATACTGCACCACACTTAGGACATTCTGCTCTGCTTAATGAGAGATCAGACAGTTCCCTTTCAGTAGACATTTTTGCGCTCCTTTAAGATTTTTCTGTGATTAGCGGCATCTTTTTTGAATTGTGATTTCAATTTCTGCTTCATAAACCACAATCTTAATAGCACAATTTGGTATCTAAACCTAAGGTCACCATATGCTACTAACCGCATAGTTGCATCATACCCCCCAAAAGATATTAAAACAACTATTGTTAGAATACCAAAATAAAATAATACCATTACTAGTATTTGAGATATATGTGTATATAGATGATACAGTATTTCTTAATATTTTCTGTATTTTTCGATACTTAAACGGAAGGTGGGAGAGTCGAACTCCCAAGGACTTTAACATCTCAACGCTTTTCAAGAGCGGTTCCGTCACCTATCGGATTGACCTTCCCTACTTAATTTCAAAGTCCAACTTACGAACTTTACGCTTCCTTCTTTGCTCTTGCCAAGCAATATCTTCAGAAGTTAATACACTTGTTTTATTATTTGACTTTTGAGAGTTTAACATAACGACCTTGGATAGGTCAACTGCTGTTACACTGTCATCTCTCACAGTCATCATATTAGGACAACCGCAAACTTGAGTCTTAGTATTACTTACTATTTCTCTGTTGCAGTTCTTACATCTTACAACTAACATTTTGCATTCTATAGAACTCAATATGTAAGTTATTTATATGCTTGCTGACGGGATCGAACCGCCGACCGCCTCGGTGTAAACGAGATGCTCTACCGCTGAGCTAAGCAAGCAAGACACTACACTTATCCGTATGCTATGTGGGCACCACACCCAGTATGCTGACAGTTTGT